TTAACTTTAGATAGACCAACGATAACAACAATGCCTGATAGAACTAATGGAATGTATTTCATTTAATCAACCTCCATAGAAAAATCAATAGCAAACTCAGTGGAATTGTCCTCATAATGTGTAATCTTAATAGGACATTGATTTAACCACTCTTGGAACTGTTCATACTGTTCCTTTTGACTCTCTTCTGAAACGTACATTAATTACCCTCCCTTGCTCTAATTGATTTACATGCCTTTTCATCAGTTGATTCTAATAACTTACCTACCTTATATTCATCACCTTCACAATACTCAACCTCTTCATAATGTTGGCAATGTTCAAAATCAGAAGCAATTCTTTTTGCTTCAGTTTTATTATTTGCACCAACTGTTACTGAATAGTAAACAATTTTCTTTGCTTCAAATGTGTAACTGTTTAATAATTCCATTTTAGAGATAGGAAGTAAGTGGATGTAAAGTGTTAGTAGTAGCGTTTATGCTAATGATAGGGAAACCAAATGCTTGTGACACTTTATCACATAGGTGGTTCTCATCCCTAGCATACCATAGTCCAATAGCATCTTGTGATAGATCAGATGCCTCTTCAGAGTCAAATTCTCTGTTTCCACCCTTAGTGGTATCAAAGAAAATGTCTGTAACCAAATACATGGTTTCTTTAGTCATTGGAAACTCCTTTGGTATGTACTTATTATATCATGTAAGATCCCATTGAATCTTAAGATAATCTGGAGAGTGCCATCTCTCTACATCTTCAGGAGTAGACTCATCAGGAAGAAATACAAACTCTTCACAGAAATACTCAGCACTAATGCCGCCAAGTTCTTCACAAGCATGTAAGATCTCATCGCATTGGTCAGCGTCCATTGCCATTTCATCAACTAAGAAGTCAATGTCAGCAAAGATTTGATTAGAAGGCGTGTTCATGATGCTAAATCCCATAGTTGTTCAAATGCTTCAATCCACTTCACATGATAATGAGGAAGTTCGGATTTGTCTTGTTCATCAGCAGATACCAATGGTAGGTTATGTTCTACACAGTATTTACTGTAAACATCTACTAAAAGATCTATTGGATCTTGTGGAGTGGAGAACCATTTCTTTTCTTTAGGATCATAACACTCCTTGTCTTTCATAAACTTAAGTGGCATAAGAAACCCTCTGAATAAAATTGTGGAACTGAGGAAGCATGGTATCATCTGTGATTACATACTTATGCTTATCAACATAAGACTTGACTTGATGATAGAACTCATGCTTAGTGATTAACATTTTCTTTTGGGTATCACCTCTAAAAGATAATACTTTTAGCATGTGAGTGGTGATTACTGTACCATCCCATTCTTTAACAGGATAGAAGTCAACAACCATGTTACCGTCTTTAGAAGAAATTTTCATGGGTTGTTCCCTTGTTTACTCTTCTATTATAACGATAGAATGACCCCTAGTGAAGGGGTCATGTGACACTTATCTAACTGTCTCTCCTTTCTTATTTTTGAAGAATGACACTATATCATCAATAGCACCTGTATTTCTATATCTCACATCAGGGGTGCTTATTAATTGTATTCTACTTGCTATCTCAATAATCAACTCAGCAGATACTCCACCATCAATAGAGCATGTACCATCAGGGTTCTTTGTTCCTATCTTATCGCATACAGCGTCACCTATGATCTCAAGATAGAACTCATTGAGTCTCTCATCTTCCATGATGTAGTCAATTACATCTTCAACCAATGTATCAGCAAGTTTGCTAATAGTTTTTTCAGAAAATTGTGACATTGTGGTAATCAAGTGGATAGTGTAATGTTAGCATACCTTGCAGATTCTTCAACCTTTACTTCAATTTCCTCATATATGTGAGAAAAGTCCCATCCTCGCTTAATATCATTAGCAATGTATTCAACCTGTTCTTTAGTTAAACCCAGTTGTAGATCCTCTACTGCCTCAGTCAGGTTGATTGTAAGTTCTATTGGTTCCATTAGACCCTCCCAAATTGACTTTGATTAAAATTTGCGTGAGAGAACATGTCTCTATCAACTAATTTATAAGTTCCAATACTGTTCCACATGACATAACCCTCACCATCAACCTGATCTATACCATCAGAATGACCTAAAAATGTAGCAAACTCAGCATCATGTACGAATAGTTCCATGAAGTCATGCTTGATAGATTGTACCAACTTCCAAAAGTCTATAAGGTTATTATCATAACCTACATCAATACCTTCACGAATACATTGGTTCAATTTCTTCTTAAGTTCTCTTGCTCCCTTATCATCAGTAAATGTGACAAGTTGTGCCATTTGTTTTGCAAACTTACAACGCTCAATGATAGGAGTAGTAATACCAAACTCTACATTAGGTCTAACAAATAATACTGTAGGATCATCAGGTAAATTGTGATCTAAACTACTAGCGATTGCCTCACTAAGTTTACCAGTTGGACAGTCATAAACAGTATGAGGTGCTATGATAATATCATGCTCTATCACATCAGGAAATGAATAGACCAATGTGTTAGGTTGAAATGTATGATCTCCACCATAACCAATGAAGTCACCCTGATATATCTCATCGGTGCGTGGTAGACAGTCAAGACATGTATGTAATTTTTCTGATAGATCCTCATCAGGATGATTACGCTCTATATCCTCATGTGTCTCATTAATCTTAATCTTTTTCTTGTTGAATACACTCTTAGTACCAACAAAGAAGTTACCAGTAGTAGGGTTAGTTCCCCATACTATTGCTGGTGCACCATCCATCTTAAGTGATGCCTTTGCTCCCTTCATGGAACAAAACCAATCTAAGACAGATAGATCTCCTGTAAGAATAGCATCTTCAGGATGTTCAATGTGAGTGTTTTTCATAACTCCATTATAGTGGTTGAGTTAATCTATTGGGGAAATATTGTGTCGGTTCTTGAACTGTCACATTATGAACTTCTTTCATGTATCTACGGTATAGAATACCTTCTTCTCTAAATGCTTCTATTTCGTGAGGTTGATTCATGTAATCAATGTGATGTATGTCCTCACCTTTCCATACAAACTTACCACTCTTCATGGTCAATGTACCATGAACCCATTGTCTCAAATGTACTAACTCATGTAATAGAGTTTCAATATACATTTTAGAATCCATATTAGATTGTAACTGTATCTCAAAATCTCTAGGTTTATGTGAAGTACCTATCCAATCACAGAAACCCATAGCATCTTCTCTAATCAACCCTCTATGAGTGACAGTCACATCAATATGATGTCTAGGTAGGAAAGTGTTTAAAAACCAGTTGGTAACACTCTCACACCTGCGTTTAGAATAACCGTATCCACTACGATAGATACGACTCTTGTTCCCCAATGTAGTGTCCATAAGAATGAAGAAATAAACAACAGTTTTTGAATTCCAGTCATATTATTACTCATTGTTCCACACTCCATGATAATTTGTCAAATGATTCTCTACAATGTGGGCATGTCAATCCTGAAAAGTTAAAATGATAAACTTTACGAATTGTTCTACAATTAGGACACATGATATGCTTACCACGCTTTCCTGCCCTAACTCTGTTTGTAATTGGTTTGAAGGAAACTGTGGTTGAGATCATTTTAATGATGATGGGGATTGTAGACTGTGAGAACAATCATTGCTGATATTATAGCACATATTAGTGCTAATGCGACAAGGTGTAACATTTAATCCTCCTTACAAGTACAAACTTCAAGTAATGGTTTTAATTTATCATAGACTTGAACACACTTAGGTTCTCCCTCAGTTTTACGGCACTTCCAAAGTGCCGTAACAATGTACTCAAGTTCTTCTTTAGTAACATCAATTAACATACTTACCTCATGTAAAGATAACCACCTGACCAACCGCAGTTATCAGGATTGAGTACATACTCACGATCTCTAATAACTCTTAGGTCATAGCGTACATGCTTTGCTGGAGACTTCCATGATGCAGGTTTGTAAACTTCACCTGTATGCTTGTTCACAAAGGCATGAACACCACCACTCCTCCACTCATTTCTACGATCATCCCAATCATTTGATATGATCTTATGGTACTTTCTACCTGTCTCTATGGTAAATCTCATTCCTTTGAATGTACCATTATTTAAAGCATCTAATTGCTCTTGTGCGTAACGTGATAGGTCTTGTCTCTGACCATCACCATTGAATCTTGCAGCATTTGATTCAATCATTCTTCTGTGATAACGCTTGTAGTTCTCACCAAGTGAATCACATAATTGCTGCGTCCATTGAAGAACATTATCTTGAAGACTACCAATGATTCTGTCTCTCTCCTGTCTTGTTAATGTTGTAGGCATTAGAAACTCCGTTGGTTGTTGTTTTTATTATAGGGAAAGAAATACCCCCTGTGAAGGGGGAATGTGACAGTTATCGAACTGTCATTGTCCATTAGTATATGAACCCATTAGACAGTTACCATAACGGACTTCAGCATAACCATACTCTTCAGATAGATCAAGGCATAAACCCCAACAATCGTCAAGTGATACAAATGATGAGTTCTCATAAGGTGCTGAAGGGCAATGAACTGAGTATCTCATAGTAATTAAACTGAATTGGATACATTTATTATAACAAAGAGAAACCCCCTGTGAAGGGGGTATGTGACAGTTATCAAACTGTCCTTATAGGTCTGTTCCTCCTGTCTCTACTACTTCTACAATGTCCTCAAGAACTGCTAGGATCTCATTTCCATTGTTAGTAGTGTCAAGTAGGAACTCGGCAAAATTAGGTGACATGATTAAAAAGTCAAGTTTACAAAAAAGGTGTGGTATGCTCAAGAGGTGCTTCACCTTTCAAAGAAGGTACTAAGTCATACCACAAAAGGGTGTTGAGGGAACGGGGCAATGATCTGGGTTTCACCCATGCTGCCCAAATTTACCTACTGGGAATCGCTTACACCTGAACCCCTACTAAAAACAAGGACTTACAACAATAAGAGCGAATCGTTGATGTACGCCTTGTGCTTTCGGGCAGTAGAACCGTATATCCCTCAACATTTATATAATAGCAGTTTAACGTCGTACTTCAAGGACGAATGTGCCAGTTAAGGAACTGTCACAGTATCAGGTGTTTCTGCAGGAATATCAAGTATTCTGCCTCTCACTCCATGATACTGACCTATATCATAGCAAGTCCACTCACCATTGTCAAATAGATAAGCATACTCACCATCAGTTCTCTCTGTTTGGTCAAGATACTCTGTGATTGACTCAGAGATCTTTGGTGGGCAGTCCTCACCTCTCTCTGAGTAGTATGTGGGGGCAGATACTTCTCTCTTACTCTCTTCATTATAATCCCAACCATACTCGGAATCACAAGAAGACATATCTCCACCATCAATTAACTCTGCAACCTTCTCTCTAGTGTTAAACTTCTTATTGAGAGTAACACCTAACCACTCAGGATAACCATCCCAATGATGATATACTGAAATGATTTGACCTTCAAGTTGAAGACCGATGCGTGAGCGAGTACCCATTGGGAAAAAATGTGTAAATGAATATTTGATGTGGGATGCTCAAGAGGTGCTTCACCTTTCAAAGAAGGTACTAAGTCATCCCACAATGGTGAGAGAAAACAAAACTGAGGGGGCAGTGCATTACCCTAACCGTCATGTCTCTGCTTCTATTAGACTTACAGGACGTAATTTCTCTGCTGAACAGAGACAACCATAGATCCTTGCATTTGTCAGAGTAGTTTAACCCGTAACTGTTTCTCACTATACAAACGCTTTAGGCGTACCAGTTTGTGTTATTAACCTCCATCAATATCACAACCAATAGTACCACCAACAACTGCACCTAATGGTATTGCCCACCAGCGACCATCACCTCGTGACATTGCAGCAGCAGCACCACCACCTAATAATGCACCAGCAATCTTACCATCAGAGCAATCATTATCATCATACTCCTCATAGGTTCTGGTTCTATTAATATTATCAGGTGTTCTTTCTATCCTAGTTCGTCTGCAAGGATACTCAATAGTATCAGTCCATGACTTTATATAACCAGGATTATCTTTAGTTCCAGGTACATATTCTTCTCTATATTGTTCTCTATAACATTTTTTAGTAGTAGAGTATCCTTCTTGGTAAGAATTTGCTACTTCCCATCTATTATTAGGATAAGATGGAGAATATCCAAATCTTTGACTAGCAAATGTTGGTGAAGCACTAATTAAAATTGCTCCAAGAACTCCACCGATTTCTTTCTGATAGAACTGGTTCATAAGTTTTTTTTCATTCTATAAGCCCATTATACACCCACAGGAAGGGTTTAGGCAATATTATGTGCCACTTCTCCAAGTGCTTCCATTTTAAGGAACTGCTCATTCCTATTGTAATAAAGGGTGTAGTTGTCCGTCAGGAGATAGTATCCATTGATGTCTTTACCGTCATCAGTATAACCATAACCTCTGACTCTTTCCTGTATTCCATCAATTCTTAACTTCTTTTCTCCGTTTCTAACGTAACTTTCGTACTTTTGGTCTAGGTTAATCATTGTTCCTGTGGTAATGTGTTGAGACTATAACATTGGTTATATAAAATATCTATAAATTTTATACTGTCTTTATACTCTGTTTACACTTGTTCACAATTACCATTGTTTTTCTTGTCTTCTTTGATACGTTTTCTAAACTCTTTGGCATACCTCACTTCTTCTTTTGAATATAACTCTGGATGCTTTTTTGCTCTCTTAATGATTAACTTTGCTGCCTTTTTGTCCTTCAATTTGATACTTAATGGATTTACTAAGTAAGTATTTATACACGTTATTTAACTGCCTCACTTGACTTCCTTAATTGTTCTAATGCTGCTAATACTTCAGGTGTTTCTTCCCAACTCCATTCCTGATTATTCTTAGGATTCTTCTTCTCTACTGTGTGTGTTCTGGTTGTCATTTAAAGTACCTCTTTTGTGTTGTTCGTTTTTAAGTTGACGTTTAATCTCACATTTAAATGTTGATAATGAATCCCGAAGATGTGTCTCCCATTCATTACCTTCAATTAAATCTTCAAGATGAAGTATATGCTCAATGGCAAATAATAGTTTAGTTTCATTATTCATTCTCATCAATTATATCCTTGAGTGTAAACAAACTCTTCAATTCTAAATTCTTTTCTTTCATTAATTTATCTGCTTCCCCATCTTCTTGTCTATCAACAATACAAACTACTCGTCCTACTTTATATCCAGCATCTCTTAATTTATCTACTGCTTTAACAGCAGATCCTCCAGTTGTTATAACATCTTCTAATACTGTTACTAATGTATCTTTAGGTGGTAGTAATCCTTCTATCCATTGATTAGTTCCATGACCTTTTGCCTCCTTCCTAACAATTAGTGCATTAACTATTTTACCATCTAATGCAGATACTACTGAAACTCCACTCACTAAAGGATCAGCACCTAATGTTAATCCTGCCACTATTTTAGAATCATGCTCTAATTCTTTTAATATTAATAAACTGGAAAGAGTTAATCCTCTTCCACTTAATGTTACTGGTTTGCAATTAACATAATGATTACTTTCACGACCAGAAGAAAGTTTAAATTCACCCTTCTTGTAAGCATCTCTCTTTAATACTTCCAAGAGTTCATCTTTAAAATCAGGCATTACTTTTCTCCTTCAATTCATGGTCATATTCTATCACAACCTTCTTCCAATTACTATAAGGATCAGAACAAATACAAAAGTCTGCCTTTCCACCAAGTTCTTTGGCAATATTCTCTATTTTCTTTTTAAGAATATCATTCATTTTGTTTTCCTCATAGGTACTTGAATTTTCCATGAACCTCCATCCAATTCTACCATTTCAAAGTTATCTTTAAAATATTTCTTTCTTTCCTTCTCTTGCTTCTCAAATGTAGCAGCAGGTTCATTACCCGCAGTTTCACCATAATGAGGTTTCTCTGGATGTTGCAAACCCATGTAATCATAGATCGCAGTATCTACCATAAAGTAAAGTGTATCCCAAGTAAGTGTTTCTCTTAATTGAGATGCGATTCGATCCACATCATTTTCATCAAGATACTCACCAGTTGCTACTGCTTTTGAAAAATCTTCATATTGAGTTAAAAGTTTTGCTCTAACTTCTACCAACTCATTTAAGTTAATTAGAATAGAGTTATCATCATAAATTGCTCTCATTTTTATTAACAACTATCATTAGACAGTATAAAACCCCTGACAGAATATGTCAAGGGTTTCTTAAGGTTTACGTTGTCCTATTCAGTTTTTAAACTAACATCTCCTTGCATACACGTTTACAACTTGAATGGTCATCCTCACATTCAATCAGGCAGTTAAAGTAGTCGTTGACTAGATCCGTTTGCTCATTGGCATTATCGGACATCTCTAAATTGTTCCATGCTGCTAACTGATTATGTGACATAAGATTGTGCATAATACTCTCCATTAACTACATTAACAAAAGTTTCAGAGCATCTTGCTTCTCCGTTTGTGTACCTTTCGGTGACTACTAATATTTATACTATGAATGTTCTGATTTGACAATATCTTTTTACAAAAATTTATGCCTATTAGTATATCTTATGATTAACATTCACCTATCTCATTATCATAATAATTCTCCAATGCTCCACTCATTAAAGTTTCACTTATCTCACCATTTGGTGTAGTAATTGTGGGTTCTACATGATTATTCTTTTTACCAAATTCTACAGGTGGTGTATGTGGATTAGGTATACTCTTAACATACTCAATAACACTATCTCTCAATTCCATCATTTCATCATAACATCCTTGATTATAAGCACAACCACGAAGTTTGCTATCTGGTTTAAACAATGACTCTATCAATAAAGTCTTACCTCTATCCCATTTTTCAAGTTCAGTTTCTTTCATTTAATAACCTCCCAATGATCGTCTCCTCCTTCAAACATCTCAAAGTCATAACGATTAGAAATTGAAGAAAGAATTACTTTTCCATTCTTTCTATTTACCACACTACAAGAATGTAATTTATCCATTAAATCTACAAAACGCTCTTTAGCTTCAAAAGAACGTGGTTTTACACAAATAAATTCCTTTTTCATTGTAAGGTGTCAATTCACGATATTATAACATAAAAAAAGGGAGTCCGAAGACTCCCTTGTGACAGTTTTAAGGTTGTGTTAGTGTCAAACAATCACCATTAGGATTAAACTTAATAGTTTTACCATACACATCCACTAGACCAAACTCAGTTGGACGACCACCATCAT